TAAAACTAATAAAGAAGGTAGTTTAGAAACAACAAATCCTTTAATGGCTGATATGATACCATTTTTAGCTGAAAAGTTAGAAATATATGAAGAATTACATAAAAGAGCTGAAGAAATACAAGGCGAAACTATTGAATTTAAATTTCCACAAACAGGTTATTTAGAAAGCACATGGAATCAACTAAAAGATGAGTTTATATCTAAAGAAAGAAACATACAACTTATTTTTGACAATGCTCATTTGATTGAAAAGTTTTATAATAAGAAAGGTGTATACGCAATGTACATCGGCAATAAAGGCTTATTTTATTTAGGCAATAATAAATATGATTTAAAAGCGCCTAGATTAGAATCTAAAATGAAAACCTATATGTCTTTACGATCTAGTGGTACAAGAGCTGATGGTAAAGTTACATTAACATTAAGAGGGTTTAATGCTTTAGTAAATGGTAAAAATTTACCTAAAAACACATTAATAAGTGACGCTAATTTTGAAACTGATTATTTCCAAGCTAGTAAAGAAGCTGGCGCTTTAGATGCAGAATTTAATGATATACTGCAGGATAAATTTAAAATTGGTTCACAAGCTAGATATACAGCTATAGACGCTAGAAGAGAAGGTAAAAACAAAGGTATGTTTAACTTCTTTATACCACATAGTGCAGAAGATTTTCAAGGTTTAATGTATGCTGTATTACCAAAAGGTAAAAAAGGCGAAGTAGCACAACAATGGTTTAGACAAAATTTGTTTCAACCATATGCAGTTGCAATGGAAAATATTAATAGAGATAGAATGGCTTTAATGAATAATTTTAAAGCATTGAAAAAGAAAATTAATACTGTTCCAAAAATACTTAATAATAAAATACCAGACAGCAATTTTACTTATCAAGATGCCGTAAGAGTATATATATGGAATAAACAAGGTATGGATATACCTAATTTATCTGATAAACAAGTAAAAGATTTATCAAATACAGTTAAAAAAGATAAAGATTTAAGATCTTTTGCAACTGAATTGATTGGTTTAAATGGTGATGTTGGTTATATAAAACCTGGTGAAGCGTGGGATGTTGGTACAATTACTACTGATTTAGTTAGTAATTTAAATGAAGGTGTTAGAGGCAAACACTTAGCTAAATGGAAAGAAAATGTAGATATTATATTTAGCCAAGATAACTTAAATAAACTAGAAGCTGCTAATGGTAAAGCATATGTTAGTGCATTGAAAAATGTATTAAGAAGAATGGAAACAGGAAGAAATAGAATGGGTGGCGGTAATCCAATTGTTGATAAATGGTTGGATTGGCTTAATAATTCTGTTGGTGCTATCATGTTTATAAACGTTCGATCTGCTGTACTACAGACTATATCTACCGTAAACTATATGAACTGGTCTGATAATAACCCTTTAAAAGCAGGTTTAGCTTATGCTAATCAACCACAATATTGGAAAGATTTCTTAATGATATTTAATTCAGATTATTTGAAACAAAGAAGAGGAGGTTTAGAATTAAATGTACAAGAAAACGAAATAGCAGATATGGCTAAAAGAAACGGCGTAACCGGTGTTATTAGTTATATATTAAATAAAGGTTTTGTATTAACAAGAATGGCAGATAGCTGGGCAATTGCAAACGGTGGTGCGGCAATGTATAGAAATAGAGTTAATACTTATAAAAAACAAGGTTTATCAGAACAAGAAGCAGAACAAAAAGCTTTTGCTGATTTTAGAGAATTAACAGAAGAAGCACAGCAATCATCAAGACCAGATAGAATTAGTCAACAGCAAGCAAGTGGGCTAGGAAGAGTTATATTAGCTTTTGCTAATACACCAATGCAGTATACAAGATTAATGAAAAGAGGTGCGCAAGATTTAGTAGCGGGTAGAGGTGATTGGAAAACTAACGCATCTAAAATAATGTATTACGGTGTTGCGCAAAACTTATTATTTAACGCAATGCAACAGGCATTATTTGCTTTAGGATTTGATGATGAAGAAGACGAAAAGAAAAAAGATAAATATGCTAATGTAGCTAATGGTATGGCTGATTCAGTGCTTAGAGGTACAGGTGTAGCTGGTGCAGCGGTTTCAGCAGGTAAAAACTTTTTGATAGATTTAAATAGAAGAAGTAAAAAACCTAGACCAGAATTTAATGAAGCACCGTGGAAATTACTTGATATATCTCCACCATTATCTTCTAAGCTAAAAAAATTAAGATCAGCAGGATATGCGTTTGATTATAATATGAAAGAAATACAATCAAAAGGTTTAACTTTAGAAAATCCAGCTGCTATGGCTATTGGTCAAACAGTTTCAGCTTTAACTAACGTTCCTTTAGATAGAGTATTAAGATTATATGATAATGCAAGAGCGGCTGTTGCAGAAGATACAGAAGCGTGGCAAAGAGTCGCGTTGCTTTTAGGCTGGTCTACATGGGAATTAAATATAGAAGATGATAAAAAATCTAAAAACCCTATTAAAAAGAAAACTAATACTAGAAAAATAAGAACTAAAAAAAGATTATAATGGCAAAAAAAGACGCATGTTATCATAAGGTAAAGTCAAGATACAAAGTATTTCCTTCAGCATATGCTAGTGGAGCATTAGCAAAGTGTAGAAAAGTTGGCGCAAAAAATTGGGGTAATAAATCAAAAAAATAATTATGGGATATAAAAAATCAAATCCAAGTCCTGCAGCTAGGCAAGCTCTTATAAATGGTGCTGCAAGATATGATACTAGAAAATATTTAGGTCACACATCAAAGAAAAAACCAAAAAATGGCAGTAAGAAAAACTAAAAAAGGGTTAGCTCTTAAACGTTGGTTTAAAGAAAAATGGATTGATGTTCGTACAGGCAAACCATGCGGTAGACGTAAAGGTGAAAAGCGTGGTACACCATATTGTAGACCTAGTAGAAGAGTATCAAGTAAAACACCAAAAACTTCTAGCGAAATGTCTTCATCTGAAAAAGCTGCTAAGATAAGAGAAAAGAAAAGATTAGGACAACCAGCTGGTAAACCAAGAAGAGTAAAAAACGTTAGAAGAAGAAAATAACGCGTGATTACATAATATACAACAACTTTACTCAATATGAAAAATATTTTAACAATACTAGTATTATTAATATCATTTAATACTAATGCACAGTTCTTAAAAGAAATATATAAAGACTTCTTAAAATATGGTACATTTTATGCAGCCGGTAACGTGGGTAATGCAAAAATGGAATCTAAAGAATATTTTGTAAGAACAAATCCAGATAACTTATACGCGATACCAGAGGTTGTAGACGAAACTGTTTATCACCCGTATGATTATAGATACGGTTTTGGTATACGTAAATTAGCTAGATTTGATTACGAAGTTAAACCTGGCACGTTTTGGACTGGTGATCAGAAACTTGAAAAGCAAATTGCTTTATCAGCCCCAACATCAGCTGTAAAAGGTTTAGAATATTTATTACATTGGGAAAAAGAAAGAAAAAATGGCGATGAATTTACTAATAAAAGATTATTTGTAAGACATACAGGTAAATATCATATTGGTAAATTTGAAGCTAGAGAACAAGGTAATGTAGGTTTTGAATATACTTCTGGTGAAGTAAGAGCCAGATTACCTATTGGTAAGAAGTTTAGTATATCTGCTGGCGCAATATATAGAACTCACCAACAACCATACGGGTATAATCCAATTGAAATATGGTTAAACGAGGTAGAAACATATACAGATCCTAACACAGGACAAACATTTGAATATCCTAAAAACCCATGGTATTCATTAGGTTTTTTATATGGGTATGATGATATATTTTATCAATCAACTGATGAAAACGGTAATCAAACAAGTGATTGGTATTGGGTAGATGCTGGAGGTGAAATAGTTGCTTATACAGATTTACAGTTTAGAGACGATGTATTTTTTGAATTGATGAATCGTTTTAACGAAGAAGCATGGGCTGAATTAGAGCCATTTGCTGAGATTGCTCCAATCGTCGGTTTTGATTTTTATCATTACAAAGCTAATTTCTGGCTTCATGCATACGGAAATTACATACTACCTTATCATAAATATGTTAAAGGTAATGAAGACTTTAGCTATCTTCATAGAAACAGCTGGGGCAAAGGTGGCCACAATGATTTATTAGAAGGTGAACAATGGGACGATTACCAAGCAGGTTTAGTTTTTGGATGGAAAGTTAGCAAAGCAATAGGTATATTTATTGAAGGTGAATATACTAAATTTTGGGACTCAAAAATATTTAACTCAAACTTCGGGGTTAACTTTACATTTAGATAATGGACGAACTATCAGAAAAATCAAAAGTATCGTTAGATATAAAAGCAATGATCGGTGCTGTTATTGGTATTATATCAATAGCTAGTGTTTGGTTTACATTAACAGCTGAAATAGCACAATTACAATTAGATGTAATAAGAATGCAAGATGCTGTTGCACTTAACGAAGAATTTAGAATTAAATGGCCTCGTGGTGAAATGGGAGCTTTACCAGACGATGCAAAACAAGATTTAAGAATACAATATTTACAAGATGACGTAGAACAACTAAAGTATGTTGTTAAAGCGTTAGAAATAGACAATGCTAAAAAATAATCATGGCAAAGCAAATATCAGAAGAAACTAAAGTAACAATTGATTTAAAAACAATAGGTATGGCCGCTGCAGGAATTTTTGCTCTTGCAACTATGTGGTTTACTTTACAAAATGATATAGCGCTTGCTAAGGAGCTACCTGCTCCCGTTATTGATAGGGTTGAATATGATTTAAAAGACGAATTAATTCGCCAGACAATTTTAGATACTCAGGATGATGTTGAAGCTATGAAAGAGCAGTTAGATAAAATTGATGAAAGATTATACGAACTACAACAACGAAGATAATGAAATACCTTTTAATTTTAATTCCATTTATATCTTTCGCTCAAGTTGACGTACCAGAAAAATACTGGATAGAGGACAGTGAGTTTGAAAATAAAATAAACGAGAAGCAAGCGTTTGGTGATGATAATACTAAGCCAGTTGTAATAGAATTTTGGGCTAAGTTTAATGAAGCTAATTGTTTTGGTGAATGGGAACAATTAAAAGATGCAACTTATTATAGAGTTGATATAGCTAAAGCCCCTGAGGCTAAAAAGAAATACAAGGTACGTATGGCACCTACTATTATATTATTTAAAGATGGTATAAAAGAAATAGTTTGGAAAGCAGGTTTAGATTTAGAAATGCCAACAAACTTAAAAGAAATACAAGAAGCGATAAACGAAGTTAATCAAGCAAGTAAATTTTAAATTATGTGTCCAATTTGTAATGGCTATTGTGGCCTTTGTTAATAAATGAAAAAGATTAGTGAACACGTCAGCTATAAGGAAGGAGTGTATAGCAATACGGCGACGAGATTAGGTTTAGAAAACAAACCTACAGAAAAACATTTAGCTAATATGGAATTATTAGCAGAAAAGATTTTTGAACCATTACGCAAACACGTTAATGGCCCTATAAAAATAAACTCATTCTACCGCGGACCAGAGCTTAATCAAGCAATCGGTGGAAGTGATAAATCACAACATTGCCACGGGCAAGCGATTGATATAGATGATACATATGGTTATATGTCTAATGCAGACATGTATAAATATGTAAAAGCTAATTTAAACTTTGATCAAATGATATGGGAATTTGGAACGGATGAAAATCCTGACTGGGTACATATATCATATGTAAATGAAGAGGCTAACAGAAATAGATGTTTGAAAGCATATCGTGAAGGTGGTAAAACTAAATACATGGTTATTTAGGAACAATCTTAGAAGCTTTAGAATACTTTGGTGCAGACTTAATTAGTTTGATACCATTCATCCAGCCTTTATATTCTAGCTTTTCTCTTTTTAAATCACTGAGCAATCGCCAGTTGATTATTCCCCTACGTTTTAAAGAACTCATATAATGTTCTTCCATATCTCTATCATGAGCAGGTCTATTTAAAACATATACCGGTAAGTGCCAGCTATGAGGATTACAATTACCAACTTTACCACGTTTATCTTTTGGTCTTATTGTAGTTTGTTTATGAAAGAAGTCAAAACCTATAAGATCAATACTTTTATAGGTTTTTATTTTATCTATAAACCATATAATACTTATGAATCCTGCGCTAGGTCTATAATCATTTACACCTAATAAATCTTTACCAAAGTCTTTCATTATTCTAACTAATTCTTCGTCAGAATACATTTGTGTATATTCAGGAAAATCTACAGGTAATCTATCTTCTAATATCCAGTCTTTTAATTTTAAATTACCTCGACATCTATTAATTAATACTTTAGTATTTTTAAATTTACCTGTTTTAAATTCTTCTTTAACATTATTATATGTTGGTGCACGAAACTGTCCTGTAATCCATATATCACATTTATTACCTATAGATTCTTCGTGTATTGGTTTTGCATCAATAGCTCTACCAAATCTAACTACAATATCATAACTGTTAATAACATCTGCAAGTTTATGATTCATAATCTCAACAGAATTACCAACAAATATAATACGTTTATCTTTTACAAACTGTTGTATACTTTCCACCATTCTTCAGAAGCTTCAGTTTCTTTCCATGCTTCAAACCAAGGACCACCATTTGTATAATGTAATGCTTTAGCATCTTTCAAATCATAATGACCAACAAGACTATTATATTCTAAAGGTATAGATCCTATTCTATTTTCATTTATAAAATGAAATTCATGAAGCTGAGCAGGAGATGCATTATCTAAATATGCTTTTGATAATTTACTTTTCATTCTAGCATTATCAAAAACCATTAAACTAGACCAGTTCTTTTTAGGATAGTTTTTATTTTTTGCACCGTCCATTTTATTTTCTTGTATTTCATATTCAGGATGCTTAACAACCGCCATAGCGTTACCTCCTAAATAATCTAAAACTTCTTTTATATCACATTTCCATAAAAAATCATTATCGCAAAATATTGATATACCCTCATAATGCATTATCATTGGGCAATAAAATCTTGTAAAAGAAAACTCTGTTGATTCGCCTTCAACATCTTCTCTGCCATAAATACCAAGTTCTTTTAATTTTGATTTTTCAAGATAAGTTATATCCGCATTAGGATAATAATTACGTATAGATTGCATACAAACTTTAGTAGCATCCATATATCTAGAGTCGTGTCCTACAAATATTCTTAAATTCATTGTTATACTTTTTTACCTGATGTTCTTCTATTAATATCGTCGTGATTAAATTCAGCCCAGTATAATTCAAATGCAACTCCATCTGCTAATCCTTCAAACTGATGAAACTTACCAGGTTTAACCATAGTAAAATCACCAGGCATAAGTATTGTTTCATCAACTAAGCCTTGATCATCTTGCCATACTCTGACAAGCATAGAACCAGATTCTACGTAAAATCCGTTCCATTTAAATTTATGTTCGTGTTCTGAACATTTAAATCCTTTATTAAATTTTATTCTGTGAAATTCTAATACACCATTTTTGTGTATCATTTCGGTGTTTCCCCAAATTTTTCCTGCTTTCATAATTTATTAAAATAAGGTTTAGACCAATTGCGTTTATTCATTAAACGCTGTTTTTGTTTTGGTTTTGGTTTTGGTAAATCTGGCATCCAATTTAACCATCTATCTCTATTGTTTTGTTCAAGCGGTGTTATTTTAAAATTACTTAATTGTTGATTCTTTTTATTTTTAAAATGAACACTAACTAATATTCTAGGCCCTATAGTATCAACTTTATGATATTGATATGAAGGTATATATAATAAATCGCCAGGTGTTAAAACAAATTCATCTATAATTGTTTTAGGTTTATCAGGTATAAACTCTTTATATATAGTCCATTTAGTTTTACCCTCTGTATGAAATAAAAAGTTTTCTGTTTGATCACCGTGTGCTGGAAATGATTTTGAATTAGCTTTAGGTGAAGCATATACATTAGCTTGTCCGTTACCAAAATATCTTTCAAATTCGAGGCAAATGTCAACTAATTGTTTCTTTTGATATTCAGCAAATGGCATTACAAAAGTTCTATTTTTATTTTTCCATTGTTTATATATTTCTTCTTTAGATAAAAATATTTCTTTCATTTTACCACTTCTGACTTTATCTAAACACCATCGACCATCACCTTCTTTTTTATAATCTATTATTTGTAATCCTTTTAAATAAGGATATTGATTCAAACAATAGCTAAAATCATTCCATGTAAATAAATCTTTAAATTTATTTCTTCTAATAACTAAATGTTTTTTACCCCAGTATGTTTTAAAAAAGTTATTTACACCTACAGGTTCTAATATATTTTCAAGTGTTATTTTATCCATCGCACGCTAAACAGTTTTCATCCATAGCTTGTTCAGCAATATCACCTCTAAGTACAGACTCAGTTCTCATATAATATAATGTTTTAATACCTTTTTTCCATGCTTCTAAATGTACTTTATTAATCCATTTAGGGGTTGCAATAGCAGGAAAAGCTAAGTTTAATGAAACAGATTGATCAATATATTGTTGACGTATACCTGCTTGATTAACTAATTCTAATTGATTTATTTCTTTAAAAGTTTTAAATACTTCTTTAGCTGGTATATCATTAAATTTACCAACCATTATTTTATCTAATTCTTTTAAACCTTGTACGGAACCTCCATCTTTTAATATTTTGTTCCATATTTTTTCATTATCAATTTTATGTTTTCTTAAGAGTTTTTTGAGCGTCGGATTTTTCCTAATAAATGTACCCTTTGCGCTTTGTTCAGTAAATACATTAGCAGCCCAAGGCTCGATACCAGGACTGACATTACCGCTAAGCTTACTATTAGAAACAGTAGGTGCGATAGCTCTAAGATGAGTATTCCTAAATCCTGAACCGCGACACCAAAGCGGCTCGCCGAACGTTTCAGCCAACGCCATACTCGCTCTTTCAGATTCAATTTTGATTTGACTAAATATTCTTCGTGTTTCATATTGTGACAATAATCCTTCAAATGGTAAACCTTTATCCTGAAGATATGTATGCCATCCAAGAACCCCAAGGCCAAGCGCTCTACCTTTTTCGGCAGACCTAACTGAGTTATGAAACCCAACTTTACCTTTACTTTTTTGTATAAATTCTTCGAGGACTCCATCAAGAAACCAAATACTATCATATATAAGGTTTGTGTTTTTCCATTCTTCATATTTTGCTAAATTTAATGATGATAAACAACAAACAAATGAATGAGATTCATCAGTGTGCAATGTAATCTCACTACATATATTTGTCATATGCACTTTTAATCCGTGCTTTCTGTAAGCGTCTGGATTATTTTTGTTTGTATTTCCTTTAAATAAGATATAAGGTTCTCCAGTTGCTTTACGTTTTTGAAGTAGCTTACCCCATAACCTCCTCGCTTCTTTATCTCCAGCATCAAGTCTTCGCATAAACTTATCGCCGACCACAGCGCACTGGTGTAAGTTGAGCGATTGACGGTTAACGTCTCCTTTAGGTTCTCGTATTTC